TGAAAAGGCACAAGAAATAGGTATTAAGACATTAGTTGAGAAGATGTTAAAGATATTTGATACTGACCCATCATCTATTGAACCCAATGAATTATTATTTTTAAGAGAGAAGAAAGACTTTTTAAAATGGTTAAGTCCAAGATTATCTTCTATGTTCCAAGAAAAACAGAAGTTAGATGTCAAGCAAGATAGTACAATTAAAATTTCTTGGGAAGATAATCAATCTGATTTGATTGATGTATCAGGTGATATAACAGATATACCACCTGATAATAAAGATTAATATTCTAATTTAGATTCAAAGCTAACTTCTATTTTATTGTAAGGATCTCTTTCAGTACAGTTTTTAATCTGTAAATATAACTCTCCAAGATCATAACAATTATCATCAAATAAAACTTTCTTTGTTATCTTTGGTGTAGCATACTTAATATGCTTTTTCTTTTTGTGATCGTAATAACTATCATCAACTCTTACTGATGATATTCTCACATTGTCGTAGGTTATCATAGCTTTCCCTCCTCTATAATAGCAGTTTTAAACTCTCTTAACTCTTTTAATTCTGCATCTTTTTTAACTTCTTCTCGATCTCTTAACCATTCATGTATATCTTCTTCATTATCTTTATAATAAGACAATAAGATTTTCTCTTTGATACCATGTAATAGATCACCACATTGACCCCATTCTGTTGTATTATCACAAACATAACACCACGTTTCAGCACCTTCTACCCAATAGATAGATCCCTTGTTAGTACCAAAATAAAGATTATCTGTTTGTGAACCATCTCTTAAATCATATTCACAATAATCTCTAACAGCTTGTATCTTTTGTTCTTTGTTCATAGCTTTCCCTTTGTTGTCTTTGTTTATAGTTTCTTATGATTGTCTTTGCCATAACTCCATTGGCACTCATAAGATTTAAGAAAGTTAATCTAGCTAACTCCCTTAAATTTTGTTGTGTTAGTTGTTTATTCATTTATTTTTTTATTTCTCTCTTGTCTTGTTTTAAACCACTCACATTCAATCACTTCATCATTATCAATATAATTTATACCCCAAATAAAACCATTGTTATTATCCCCATAAGTTTTATGTAATCCCTCATCATACCAATGTGTTTTTTCTTTTTTCATATATCCCCCTTAAAATATTATAGCACCCAAGATAAAGCTCACTACTGCTATTACTATTTCTGTTCGATATAGTAATGACCATTGACTTAAATCTTGTCGCCATTTTTTAGTTATATAAATATCTTTACCAAATAAAGTTATTCTCATTCTTCCCCCTTGCTTTCTGTTATTTCAGGATCAACATAGTCATCAAAATCAGTATATTTCAAATCGCCAATATCTGATTGCTCTATCTTTCCTTTTTTATCACCCCAATAAATATCCCATGCGTCATCTTCATTTTTAGCATAGACAACTGTATTTCTACTCATTATTGGCATAGAATTTATTATATATTTTTTCATTATTCCCCCTCGTTTTTAAATTTATTTTCATAAAAATAAACTTTTACAACAACACCTTTAGTCGGACAATCTACAACTCTAAAGTCAATATCAGGAAATTCGTTGTCTAACCTTTTTAAAAGCTCATGTTCAGTTAGTTTTTCTTTTTTCATATCACACCCCCTTTCAATTCAATTATTAATTGTTCTATTTGTGGTCCATATTTAAGTCCAAGATAACAAATATAAATCATTACCAGGAATAAAACATAATCTAAAAAATTAAGTATATTTTTAATCATTAGCAACACCCATATAATTCTTCACAAGCGTCATCTAATCCAATTTGATCGCTAAAGTATTTTATATACTTATCGCCACCCCAATAACCCTCAACTTGATTATCTTCAGTATTGACCCAAATGTTAGGACCACCACCTGCAACCAAAAGCATAGCACCACTATAACTTTTATCTTGGTTTATGATCCATTTAATAGAATAGACATCATCTAAAAAATCATGTCCACTTGGTTGAAAGTCTTTTTTTTCTTCATCACTTAAATCGTGATACCTTTCGCAACTTTCAGGATCTATTGGTTTATCGCCATTAATTTCACTAGCGATATTATCAACCATACTTCTTAATTGTTTTTCACAATCAGTTAGTTTTTTTTCTTTTGTCATTGTTTCCCTTTTTTTGTTATTGTTTATAATAAAAGTTAAATTCAATATTTAACTCTTCATCATCCATTTTAAGATATTCATTAAATAAATATCTATAAAATTTAAGGTTAGATTTGTCGTAGTCATTTCTACAAGACAAGATAAAACCGATTTTTTTGTTTTTTAGTTTTTTATTCATATACAAATCATATACATATATATTTATTGTAGTCAATACAAAAAGTATATTTTTTTTAGTTTAGAATTATTATAAAGTAAGTTAATTGGAGTGTGATATATATGCAACAGGTGTGTTATTGATACAACACCCCAAAAAACTTGTAATATAAATATGAGATCAAAGAATATATTAATTAAAGAATTGTATAATCGTAAATATAGAAATCGAATTAAGAGAAGTAAGAAAGGGAAAGGAAGTTTTAAAAGGTTAAAGAAGATTAAAGTTGAAGAGTGAAGTTGCAATTCTTTCACACGTTGCCACGCCTGGCGTTAGCGTTATAACTTCGGTCAGTATTATTGACCTTATACTTATCGGTGTTCTTATAATAAAGAGTTATGAGAAATTATTTTATTTGTATCAATAATTGATAAGATATCGAAACCCTAATTTGTATAATTATTGTACCTGTAAACAACATTTTTTTATTTTTGCGAGGGTGGGTATACCCCAAAAACGACACGCCAAACTATACGTATATATAAATGGGAATAGAGGACACCCTTATACACACCCACATCTTCATCTTGCCAGACCACCAATAATAAACTAGATATAGTATATGACTCCTTTTTCATTAGACGATATAGAATCAGTTGCTTATGTTGATAAAAACAACAATGATGTCATAATTAAGTTTGTTGGTTTTCCTAATGAATTAGCTTCGCAGCTATTTATTACCTATGCCATGCTTTGCATTGGCTTTGACTTTGAACCTGTAGATAGTATGCCTAGCAAAAAGATACACTAGATATGGATATTAAAATACCCTACACACCTAGAAAGCACCAGGCATATCTACATAAAAAAATATCAGAGAACAGATGGAATGTATTAGTTTGTCATAGAAGGTTTGGCAAAACAGTATGTATGATTAATCATCTAATTAGGTCAGCACTATTGTCTAAAAACAAAAACCCTAGGTATGCCTATATAGCACCCACCTTTAAACAGGCAAAGTCTATAGCTTGGGATTATATGAAACAATTTACAGCAAAGATACCTTATACAAAATTTAACGAAACAGAGTTGCGTGTGGATTTGCCGAATGGCAGCAGAATAACATTACTAGGTTCAGAGAACTCAGATGGTTTGAGAGGGATATACCTTGATGGTTGTGTGATTGATGAGTACGCAAATGTAAACGAAAGATTGTTTCCTGAAATAATTAGACCTGCACTATCAGACAGAAAAGGTTATTGTGTTTTTATTGGTACACCACAAGGCATGAACAATAACTTCTATGAACTATATCAACACGCACAAGGAGCTGATGATTGGTTTAACTACAAGGCAAAAGCATCAGAGACAAAAATTGTAGATGATGAAGAATTAGTCAAGGCAAAAGAGGTTATGGGAGAAAAGAAGTATCAGCAAGAGTTTGAATGTGATTGGATTGCAAACATAGAAGGTGCAGTATATTCAGATGTCTTGGCAAAGATGGAAGATCAAAAGCAACTAACAAGAGTACCATACGACCCAAGTCTACCTGTGTCTACAAGTTGGGATCTTGGAGTATCAGATCATAGTGCCATAATATTCTTTCAGCAGTTAGGTAGATCAGTAAACATTATTGATTACCACGAAGAACGAGGTCAAGGTTTACCACACTATGTGCAAATTATTAAAGATAAAGATTATGTTTACAAAGATCATTTTGCACCACACGATATAGAAGTTACAGATTTTAGTAATGGCAAGACCAGGAGAGAAGTCGCCTACCAATTAGGAGTTAGGTTTAAAGTCGTACCAAAAATACCATTAGAAGATGGTATACACGCAACCACAATGACTCTGCCTAGATGCTGGATTGATACTGACCATTGCAAAAAGTTGATAGATGCGTTAAGACATTACCACAGGAAGTACATTGACAAAAATAGAATGTTCAG